GTGATGGCGGTGAGTAAATGATCCCACACGCTCGCAGGCGTGAGTGCGGCGGTGCCGGTGGTCGCATCCACGGGGACTCCGAAACCAACCGAGGCGGCGGCTGGGACTTTGCAGGTTCCGGTGAGTGCGCCGCTGGCGTAGCTCACGCCGTCGCGGACATCGGTGGCGGCGGGCATTTGGCCCGTGGTGGCGTCCACCAGAGTTTTTACGCCTGCGGTGTCGCAGTAATTAAATACGGCGACATTGCTGGAAAGTTTCTTCAGGCGGATGCCTGTTCCGCTGGTGGGCGACATGCCGTAGTCGCCGTATTCAAGTTCTTGGATTTCGATGACGCCGAGGCCCGCATTGTTTGCACCGACTGCTGCGGCGAGACCGGAAGTGTTTCCGGGACCGTAGGCGGTTCCTTTTGCTCGCTGCAAATTAACGGTTCCTGTGGAGGCATTATGAATTCCATGCGCTCCGACAGCAGTCCCCCCAACAGAGATTCCAATTACGCTCGCAATACCTGTTGATCCATTTTGAATTCCATAGGATTGAGCAGTGCTTCCACCAAAAACATCGCCTGTTAAATTCACGGTTCCGCCAGCAGCATTGTTTGCTCCATTGTTAAGCCCAGCCCCGCCCCCGGTTGCATTTCCAGTAATATTTAATACTCCTGTTGATGCATTATTTGCCCCATATGCCGTGTTACTTCTTAAAGAACCTCCTCCAACTACATTTCCAGTAATATTTAATGTTCCAATCGAAGAATTATTTGCACCCATTGATGTTTGGCCCGGATCACTTGCTGCAGAACAATTTCCTGTTATGTTTAGTGTTCCAGAAGAAGTGTTTGCAGCGGCAACGGCTCCATTCACTGTTCCGCCCGTGCAATTCCCCACAATATACCCAACCGCAGGCGAGGCGGCGGTGAACTGGACGACATTGCGGTTGGTGGTGGTGGATTTGTTGGTAACATTGGCGGTGAGCGTGACGCCATCGTTGAGCGTGAAAATTCCGGTGCCTGCGTTGGAGACTTCGTCGCAAGTGGCATTTGCGGTGATGGTGATGGTATGGCCGTTGCTGGCGCGGGCTTCGTCTCCGACGCCGGGAACGACGCCGCCTGTCCATGTCGCGCCTGCGTTGAAATTGCCGCTGGCTGCGGAGGTGATGAGGGCCATGGCTTAGAGTCCTTTCGCGATCAAAAGATTTTGGAGAGCAGTCTGGATCGCGGCGACGGCGGCTTGCTCGGCGGGGTCGGCGACTTCGGAGAGGTGGCCGCGCAAGAGGCCGATGGCTGCGGAGTCGGCGGTTTCGACCGAGGCAGGGAATTCGTCACTTGCAGGGACGAGGCGGGTGGGGACGAGGCGCATGGCGATGGAGGCGTCTGGCGTGCCGTTGGGTTTGTAACTGCCGGTGATGGCGAGGTTGAGGCTGAAGCGGTCGTAGGTTTTGCCGTCGATGGTGATGGGATTTGTGGCGTTCATATTTTTAAGCGAGTAAGATCAAGGCGTTTTTTTCTGTGGGCGTGGGAAATTTCAACTCAAAAGCGCCATCGAACACAGGCCGATCCGCGCCGAAGTTCAGCGTGCAAAGCACGGCATTCTCTTTGCTGGCATTGTAGATCAGCGCCCCGTGCGCCGTAAATGTGGCGCGATCGATCTTGAGATCATCGAAGGTGACGAACGCATTCGCACCCGCCATGCCGCTTTTGAATCCCGCCAGCACATACCCGCCGCGATCGTAGCCAGCGCCCGCCACTTCGCCTTCTGGCGTGTAATGCTTCGTTGCTGGCCCGACTTGTGCGCGGGAACTATACAGCGCGATTTTGTATGTGTCTGTCGGTTGGTGCATGCCAACCAAGAATTGGCGCTTGGCTTCGAGTGCGATGCCTTGCGCGATCATTTCGATGCTCCTTCCCATTGCGCGCGGCAAACCGCGAAGCGTTGTTTTGAGTCTGGATATTCTGCATTCATAGTATCATCGGCCATACAGCGATCATAAAAATCTTCTTGCTCTTCCTTGCCTTCGGGCGTCGGCATCACAAGCTCAACCTTCTTCTCAAGGTTGATGATCTGCCCGTGCTCATTGCGTTTTACATCGGTGCTGGTTTTGGTTTTACGCTCTAGCTTCTTGTTGCGGTTGATCTGTTCAACCTTCGCAGCCGCCCAAGTCTGCCCGGCATCACCGCCCCAGAGCGCCCAAGCGATGCGGCCAGCGGATGGGAAGCCATCTTCGCCGGGCGAAAAGCCCTTGCCCTTCTTGTCCACTTCGTGGCGGGAGAAATAGCTGTGCATTCTTTTCACCGTATCGTCTGAAAGATTGTCGCCATTGGCGATATTGCGAGCGCGGGCCACGCCGATATTGGTTCCGCCGCGCCCGTGTTCACGCCGCCACTCCAGTCCGCGCTTGGCTTCTTCGATCATGCCCTTGGTGGGTTTGTGCTGATCGGCTTGGAATTCGGATGTCTCGACTTGCGACTCGGGTGCGACAATTTCCGGTGCGACAATTTCTGGCGCGACAACTTCTGGTGGCGCATCAATCGGCTGCGCTTCATCACGCTTCGGCATTGGAACGGAATCCGAAATGTATTGCGGCGGGATATCCATCTCGTCAGCGAGATCAACAATCATCGCTGCTTCCTTCGCCCGAGCGCGGAAGGCTTCTTCGTAATCCTCTCCCATGTCGCTGTAAATCTGCCCAGCGGTTTTGAGTCCCGCCTTCCACAAAGCAATGTCGGCATTGGCTTCGCGGCCATAATCGATCGAAACCTTGGCAGGCCAGCACCAGCGGCCATCAAGCAGATATTCACTTTCGGGAAGCAGGCCGCGAGATTGCGCGTCGAGAAGCACGATGTTTTTGATGCGCTCAAGGAACTGTGATTCCAAGAGCCTGCGCCAGCGAGCAAAGGTGCGCTCGGCCATCGCAGCTTCCATGCGAGCCATAGGGCCGCTCTTATCGGCGTCGAATGCAAAGCCGTAGGGCAGGCCAACCGACATGCAGATGTGGGATTGAACGAGACGCACGAACTCGCCGAATGCTCCGCCTGGGCGATCGCTTTTGAACATCTCCATCTTCTCCCCGGGACTGAGATAATTGATCGCGCCAGGATCGATGTTGGAAAGTTTTTCAGTCTGTCCGAGATCATTCTGGTTGCTGGTGGCGAAGTAGTCGGCAGCGTCGGCGCTGCCGTTCTCCGTCACGATAACGCCCGTTTGATACGAAGCATATTTGATCGCTTGGATTTCGGCCTTCAGTGCTTCCTGCAAATCACGGGCAGCGTTGAGCGCGGTGGCAAATGCCGAGCGCCCACGATATTCGTCAAGGCGGGTGGCGTCGAAAAGGTGAATGAACTCGGCAGCAGGGATATCGGTAGGCGAAACGTATTGATTGTTGATGGTGCGAACGAATATCTGGTAGCTGGAAGGTCGGCCATATTCGTCAAGATTGATACCGCCGATGTAGGTATCCGAATCAATCAAGCGGTTGTATGGCGAGCCAATGCGATCAGCTTCGACGGCCTGTAATTTTAGCTCGCCCTTGTCGCGAACGATGATGAACCCGCAATCGCCATCGCGAAGGATCGCAAGCACTGCAAGCTGCAAGAGTGTCACGAAATCATGCTTGCGAAGGAAATCACAACTGCGGCACCAGTTGCGCCAGTAGCGTTCCACCTGTTCATCAACATCCCTGTCGCCTGTGCGGGCTTGGTAGCTCAAGCGGCCAGCAACATAGGTTGCAAACTTCAAGAGCAGCGAGCGAACCGGAGGGAAATTATCTGCGAGATCGCGGGCGGCGCGGATGAGTTTATAGCGCTCTGCGGTTCCTGCGGTGTCTTCTGCGCCGCTGATGTTGCGCGAGATGCCGCGCTTGGTGGAGTCAAGCGCCGAGTCGAAGCGCCCGAAGTTGCGAAGTTTCTCCTGCGAGATCATTCGCGACATCGCCGCCTTGGGCGAGACAACCGCAAGTGCCTTTGTGATGAAATCTTGCTTCATGGGTATTGTGTCGGGAATGCTGTAACAACTCTTTTTACTCTGGTTCCCCGTGCGTTGTCAATGGCAGCTTGGAGTTCCTTGATCGTTTGCGCGACTTCGCCAAGATTGGCGCGGGTGAACGAGCGCCCAGCGATGCTGTAACTCGCGCCTGCCACGGCGATTGCTTCCAAGCAGGCGAGAAATTGCGTTTGCAGGCTTTGGAGCGCGGCGAGCGGCAGGCCGAAGTAGGATTTGGAAAGTGCCATTGTTTGGTGCGTTGTGTCAATTCTCGCCAATCGGCAGCACCCCGGCGAGCATGGCCGAAGCAAGCGCGATACACTCGCAATCCCAAAGATGGTTGGGCCTGCCGCCGATCTTTACCCACCGGGCTTCAACTTGTTTTGTTTTCGCGTTCACGATGTCTTTCTTCATTTCGGAGAGCATGTGCTTGCGGTAATCTTCCGACACATCTCTCGGCACTTCCCATTTCGGCGCGGCTCCAGGTTGGCGAAGGCTGGCGAGCTTGTCTTTGATCCCTTCGTTGCTGAAGAAGAAATAGAAGGCGCGAAGGTTGTCGCTGCCGGCCACGGCGGTTTCGATCTTGGAAACAAATTTCTTCACGCGCCTGCTGCCATCCATGTGGTAAAATCCATCCTGCCCTGATCCGTGGGATGCCGTCCAGCCGTTGCGAGCGCATCGCTCATAGACGAGAGCGGTGTCGAAGCCAGCGTCTATCACCACGGCGCGCGGGTGGACTTGATATTGCAACGCTATCGACTCAATCATTTCCCAAGTTAAGAGCTTTGCTTCCGCCAAGAGCATCGAACTGCCATCAGCGCGGAAGGCGCGGATCGCGGCCCAGTAGTGATCTCTTTGCACATCGACGCAAAGAAATCGCCGATGCTCGCCGTCGATCTTCTGGCCATCAATAAAGTCTGCCTTGGAATAGTCACCAGTGGAGATTTCTGGCAAGCTACTTGTTATCTCCTCCTGCCACACCTGCGCTTTGCGTTTCTGAACGAATTGCTTGAGCGGTTCCAGATTCCCAGCGTGCTTGGATTCCTGCGCTTCGATCCACTCGCGCACAATGCTAAACCACGGAATCCACCACACTGCGTAGGCAGGAAACTCGAACGAACGATGCCCGCGGATCGGGTGCGGGTTGAGCGGCCGGTAACTGGCAGAAGATGACAGTTGCCTGCGAATCGCCGCCGTATCAGCATAGGCGGCATGACACGCGGGACACTCCATCCGAATTGAGTCTTGCACCTTGTCCCACAGCACTTCGCCTGTTTCGTTTTTTAGGACATCATACTTAATGTCATCGAATGTGTAGCGGTTCCACGCCCCGCAAGCACACTCCCATCCCCACACTTCCCGCGTTCCACTCTCCCACTCGGCATCGGCTTCGTGATCGCTGTCCCATCCCTGCGAAACGAGAATCGTTTTGCGGTTCCAGCGATCGTGATGGCGGGCCTTTAGCTCGCGAATCATGCCGTGCTTCCACCTCCACACCTCGTCACCGATGCAATAGCGCATCGATTTCTCTTGAAGGTTCGTCATGTTGGCGCCGCCGGCAAATAACACCATGTGGGGAAAGAAGATCGTCGTTTTGCGCAGCGCGTGGCGATCTTCGGGAAACAATTCTCTCACAGGTGCGCACTCACGAAATATCGGGAGCAGGCGCGATTCTGTCCAATCCTTCACCATATCGTCTGTCTGGCCGACGAAAAGCGTAGGCCCGGGCTTCTGAGCGACGATGAAACAGGCCAAGGCTTCCATCATCGTAGTCTTCCCGGCCCCCGTGGATGCGCGGATAAATAACTGCGTTGTCTCGTCATCGCTTGCGGCGAGCAGCGGCTCGTTCATCCAAGGTGCTACGGTGCGATCGAATCGACTCGCCCTGTCGCTGTTGGGAAAGTGGACATGATCTTCGGCCCAGTCCAAGAGAGTGCCATCGAAGGCGAGCTTGATCCCGTCTCTGATGCCTGATGCAAGCGGGTTCATGGTTTCATCCCAAATGCCTTCATTAGCGTCTCCACGCTTGGCGATTCATTCCCTGTAGGCACATAAGGCTCATCGTCGCCATTGTAGAATGCTTCGTCCCATGTTGTGTCGAACAGCTTTCGCAGCCCGCGAGTCGTGAGCGTGATCTCGCCCTCCTCGGCGAATTTTGGGTTCTTGCGGCAATATATCGCCCAGAGAGTCGATTTAGTCATAGCTTCGGCATTCCTTCACCATCTTGTCGATTGCGGCCCTGAGCGCCGGCCACTCGTGTGGGTCGATCTTGATCACGCCCGGCTCGGCATCGTCTGGCGATTGCGTAATTTTTAAGAACTCGCCACCGCACTCATCAACGATCTCGATTTCGGTTGTGCCTTCGTGGAAGATTGGTTCGCCTTTCACGCACACAGCGATCTTCAATGTTCGCGTTTCGTAGGTCACACCAAGTCTGGAAGTTTGCGCTCTTCTTTGGCTTGAAAGATGAGTTGCGCCACGCGCTCAAGCGTGTAAGGGCATGCATCCATTCGCTTTGTTTCGTATTTGTCTTCAGCCTCGTTATAAACTTCGGCATTGAATTGTAAATACTCGCCGCCACCGTGTTTAAGATAGCTGCGGATTTCGTTAGTAATGTCATCGATGAGCAGGAGCGCATCAAGCCCCGCCAAGGCGAATGCGTGATCATCGCGGTCTTCAGGTAATTCGAATTCAAGGATTGCTTTCATTATTTTAATTTGGGTTGTTTCATAGTTTCTCAAGTTCCTCTCTGATCTCACTCAATATCTGCTGCGTGCGCTCATGCAACTTCTTTCGCAGTTCGGCTTCGCCCAAGCCCGCCAGAGCGCCACTGGCATCGTTGACGAGGGCTGCGAGTTTGGCAGAGAAGATTGCGCCGATGCGGATGCCGCTCTCCTTCACCGCGCTCACTTCCACAAGTTCCCCGCGATCCTGTGCGATCTTGAGCCGAAGCCTTTCGCTTTCGAGAACGAGCTTCTGAAGCCGCGCATCGTTGAGTGAAGCCGGTGCGTTTTGGCCGTTGCCGTTCGCTGCCAAATAATCTTCCCGCCACTTGGTTGCCTTCGCGATATCATCCATCGGGCATCCGAGCTTTGCCCATTTCGCGACAGCGCCTTGGGTCATTCCCCAAGCGCGGGCGATGGCGTTCTGGCCGGTTGAAGATCGCGGGCGTCCGGCCATTTTCAATTACCTTGTGTAAATTGTTTATTCATAAGGGAGGGAAGAGAGTTTGGTCACC